CTAAAGGTGTAAATGTTGATGCCATAAATTTTATCTCCTATGCAGCGTCACTATAACTTGTATTTGATCCAGTTGCAACATCCGAATAAGAGTCATTCGAACCCGTTGAAACATTACTATAAGACGTATTTGAACCAGTGTCAACATCACCATAAGCAAATATATCTACAGCTCCAATATTAAATGATGCTGAAAAACCAGTTAATCCAATCGTTACATCATTTATAGAAACAGAGCCAACACTAGCATTGAATGACTGACCTGTTAATCCTAGACCCTCTTCTATAGTTAAAGAACCAACACTAGATGTCATGCTTAAACTTGATGGTTGAGCTACGGCACTACCTAATCCTATAATAGTTCCTTGACTAAATGTTGCTTCTACACCTGAAAGCTGAACAACATCGTTTGGTATTACAACGCTTCCAATACTAGCACTAAAAGACACTCCTGTTAAATCAGCTTCCGTTGTAGAGCTTGCAGCTGCGGTTCCTTGACTAAATGTTGCTGATATACCAGAAAGAATTGCTGTTTCATTCGGTGCTTTTGCTGTTCCTTGACTTGCAGTAAATGATTGGCCTGTTAGACCAATTGTTAAATCATTGACAGTTAGAGAACCAACAGAAGATGTTGCTTGTTGGCCAGTCAATCCAACTTGCATATCAACCACGGATACTGAACCTATTGAGAACGTAGCTGATAAACTAGTATCTATTGATACAGGAATAAAAGCTTCACCTTGTGAAGTTGTAACTTCAAAACTTGTTGGAGTAATTATTACATCTGGAATATCAACAGATCCAACATTTGATGTTATAGATAAACCAGTTGGAAAAATTGTTACATCTTTTAATTCGCCCCATTCACCATCGTTCCAAGCTTGTGCACCCCAACCCGTTTTAAAAGTTGTGTCCTCATTCCAATAAGCTTGGCCCCAGGTGAACCTGCCCCATCCTGAAGATACCGACATGGTCGGCCTCCTATGCTAATCTAATGATTGCTGCTGTAGCGTCGTTTGTAGGAAATTCTATTTTAAAAGTTCCATTACTAGCTGTTTTATCACCACCAAATGCAATTGCACAAACAGCGTCAGTTGTACCTGAGCCACCATTTGTTGTTGTGTTATAAATTAGTGCAGCGTTTGCAGTAAAAGAAGCTGATGAATAAGTTACATCAGAAAAATCTGTAAATGCAGTTGTGCTAGTTAATCCAACTCCAGTGTTAGTTAAAGTTGCTCCACCTGCAGTGTATGCAGTTCCAGATGTATTTGTAATTTCTTCGGATGTTGAATAGTCTGTTGTAGAAGCACCTAAAGTTGCTGAACTATCAAATAGTGCAATTTTAAAAGTGTGTCCACCTGAAGATTCAAAACTGTGTTTACCTTGTAAAAGTTCTTGTTTAAAACTAGAACATATTGCGCTTGTATTTGCCATAATTTAATCTCCTACGGGTTTGCTGAGTTTATCGGAATACGAACAGCACCATCAGTATAGTCATCTCTTCGTCTTCTTCCAATTTGCTCACTAGCAAACTTCTGTACCTCTTGTTTATATTTATTTTCGTATAATGTCAACATATCCATAGGGCCTTTTAAGAAGCCATATGCTTCTGATAAACAACAGTATAATAACCCATTTGAAAAATTCATGCTAATATAATTAGTATCATTATTTTCTAAAAGATCGGGCATTTTATTAAAATGAACTCTAAATCTATATGTTGTATTAGGAACTGGAGCAAAAGCTATACGTCCTGATGTTGTATCAGATTCTCCTGTGCCTCCACCAAACATAGCATAATATTTAGGTTGACCTTGCGCTGCTGATGTTCCTGTTACATCTTGATATTCTTGTAAATATGTATAATCTTTTTTTTCTAACCATCTATTAGCTCCTGTAGTTTCTGATCCTGCAGTATCATATACTTGTATACCTCGTATAAATAATGCTCCTGCTGGGGCATTAATAGACTCTTGTCCAGCAACTAAATTACCTAATTGTTGTTTTCTATCTGCATCAATGGGAACATCTCTAAATATTCTATACTGAGCATTAAGAATTATATTTTCTAAAACAGCATCTGTTAATACATTAGAATCTGTTTCTGTATAACTTCTAATTTGTGTTTTTAATCCTGATGCACTTAATCCAGCCATTATGCTACTATCTCCTGACAACGTGGACAGGATTTTCTAAATCTTAAATGTCCTGAACAATGTTCTTCCTTATATATAGGAATATCTGGTTTTGGTGTGTGTAGATATAATTCTTCATGTGGATCTACTTCTGTTTTAAATGTAAACCAATTTTTAATTTTATTAATAATTTTTTTTATCATGACTCTAAACTGACTGGACCAACAGAACAGCCATTTCCTCCTCCTCTTGTTTCACCTACTGTAGCAGTATTTGTTGCAACAGTAAAATGAAAAAAATTATTTAAAGAATAATCTGTTGTAATTCTTTGATCAACACCACTAACAGTTTTATATAAACCAGTTGTTATGGTATATCCTGCTGATCTTTGTATATTAGATCCTAAAATGCCTGCAAAATTTAATATATCTGAAAATCCTGCTATAGGATTACCTGATGCTCCAGTATTTGGATTATAAGGTGTTCCTGTTCCAGGTGAAGTTTTAACAGATCCTCTAAATCTATGAGTTGTACCATTTGTTAAACCATGTCCTGGTGCAAAAACATTTATAATACTTGATCCTACTTTAAAAGTTTCAAAAGGATTATTTCTTAAATTTAATAAAACAGCAGGTTCATTTCTTCCAGGTCTTACATGTCTTAAAGATATGCCGTCAGCAGATAATGGTTTTGGTTCTAATTGTGGTTGCTTTGGTTCAAATTCAGATACATGAACAAAAGATCCGTTCCATTCCCTAACCATTTCTCTATATGGAAACTCCATACCAGATCGATCTGATATTGCTTTTGCATATTTTCCTGTTGCGTATTTTGGCATTATGCTCCTGGGTAATAAGCTTTTGGTGTAATATATGTACTAGAAGCAGAACCGTCTTCTGCAAGAGCTCGTGCTAATTCATCTTCATAATACAGTTTCATTTGTTGTGCTAATTGTGGTTGGTATTTTTGTGAAAGATAAAAAGCTAAACCAGCGGTCATACAAGGAACAAATCTAAATGGAACATCAGTTGCATTTGTATAGTCTCCCGCATCTTGAATTCTTTTAATGTAATAAAAATGCATATCTTTAGATGCATTAGTTGAATCTGGTGTTGGGTAAATACTAATACTTGTGTGATCAATAAATCTTTGAACCCAATACTGATTAGGTGTTCCTTTTGAAAGTTTGTTTGAAAAACCTGCATAAGTAGATCTATCTACTTTTGTCATCGGACTATCTGATTGAGTTGTTGCCGTTCTATTAGATCTTAACTGCGCTTCAAGAACATCAGAAATTCCATAAATACCATTTGGATTTGATGTAGCACTTGTGCCATCAGCAGCTGCTCTAAAAAATTTATATTCTGCTTGTCCTTCAATTAAATCTAAATCAAGTTCACCTATTTCCCAATAATGAATACCTCTATTACCCCACTCTTGAAATAAAATATTAAGAGATCGCCTTGCAGATTTAAGTTGATATCCTGCAACGTTTTGTAGTCCGATACGTTCAAAAGCTTCTTCTACTATTTCATCAATAGCAAAAGTTTTATCGAACGTTGTAGTGTTCGAGGTAGTATTAGCCATTTAACCTCCTAGCCAGTGTAGCCGATTGTAACAGAAGTAGTATTAGTTAAATCTAAATATACTCCAGTCCTGCATCTAATTCCGCTTCCAGGAACATAAACGTCTATACCTTCTGTTCCACAATTAGCTTCATAAACTAAAGTTCCAGTTGCATCTGTTCCATCGTAAATTTTAATATTACTGTTAGCTACTCCTTCAGCTTGAATATAAGTTATTCTAGCTGGCCCAATAAAATTACTAGATGCGTCTGTTGCTCTACCAAATCTTCCGTCAGAAGTTCTACATGAAAACTGTTGGTCTGATGTTGCCATATTTTTTTCTCCTTAAAATTAAAATGTGGGGCCTAAGCCCCACATTAATTAATTATTACGCTATTGTTGCAATTGGAGTTGATAAAGTCTCAGCTTTATAAGTTGAGTTAGTACCATCATCCTTAATGCAAGTTAATCTTACTCTAGCATTTACTGCAGTTGAGTTAGGTAATGTTAAAGTATCACCTGCAACATCACTTGCTGGATTAGCAGCAGTTCCACCCATAAGCGAAAGCGCACCAAAGAAATTTGATACACCTGAACCAGGTAAAACAAAAGTAACAGTTTTACCACCGCCAACAGCAGTAGTTACAAAAAACTCGTAAGTGTTTCCAACATTAGCTGTGCTTAAAGCAGGCATGTTAACAACAATGTCATCTGTTCCATCAACCTCAAAAATTGTTCCTGATTGAGCAGTAGTTAAAGTTGTTGTTACAGCACCACCCGTATTTAAAGTCGAGTTGTCTACTGTTTGTCTAAAGTTTGGTCTAGCATCATAAGTTGCTTCAACCGTAATAGCACCTGTTGTGCTATTTTTTGTTATTTGTTCAAAACCGTTTTCCGATCGGACTGGTCCTGAAAATGTAGTGTTTGCCATAATTATATCCTCCTAGTTTTTTGAACATAGTCTCTAGGCCGTCGACTATACGCGTCTATGTTCTAATTAATTGTATAGTAATAAAACTATATAACAGTTTTTAATAGAGCGCAAGAGAGCCTGTGATGTGAATTGAATTTATTCAACGATGTAGCTTTTTACTAAGTAGCTACAGAAACTTGAGGAGCTGCATCTTCTATTCTATTTTTCATATGAGCTTTTTCTGCTTCTAGATCCAACACTCTCTTCTGAGAATATAGGCCTTCCAGATGTTGCATTATCGCCTCCATTAATAACCTCCTCATAGGTTATTCTATTTACCTTGGGGTTCATCATTTCTCCAAGATACTCCCATTTTATATCAGATTTTCCCAATCTGTCAATGATTGAATTTTCAATATCTAATGGGCCTTCCATGCAGTTTATAGTAAACTCTGTACTATATTGATAGGCATAAATTTTTACGAGAAAGTTTTTGGGGTGCATTTTTTCTTTCTATTTTTTAATTGTGGCGGAACTGTGTCCGCCACAAAAATTTATTGATTACGCACCTTCAACGCCGAAGATACCTCTAGGGTCTGATACTCCAAACGAGT